TTTTTTGCGCGGGAAAGTGTCTCCAAAAGCGTCTCTTTTCCTGACTCTTGCTGAACTTTGCCCAGTTTGTCAGCGTTCTATCATGCGCCTTAAAATCTGCTGCCGCGCAAGCGGCTTACGGGTTCAAGTCCCGTCATCGGCACTTCATCACACTGGGGAAATGGGTGGTTCACGAGGGGAAATCCCTGTTTGAGCCTCGGGCCGCGTTTGGTGAATCGGGTGTTTTCTTTGGTGGCGTTTGGTGGTGTTTGGTATTGACGAGTGTCCCTGATGGTGTCACCTGATGGGAACACTATGAAATCCGCTGATTCTACCATTGCTGTTTCTCCCCCGTCGTCTGCTGCTGATTCGAAGTCGTTTTGGGCGGCGCGGAAGGTGCGCCAGATCCGAGGGGTGACGTGCTCGTTTTATAAGCGCTACGGGGCGTTTCTTTACATGGATTTCAAGGTGAAGAGGTGCCGCGTGAAGGAATCAACGAGTTGCACGACGCTGGATGATGCGGCGCGTGTGGCGGAGCGGCGCATCCAGGCGATGCAGGAGGCGGGCAACGGGCTGGCGGAGATGAGGGCCTTTTCGGCTCGACAGCGGGCGGCGGTGGCGACGGTGGCGGAGGTGCTGGCCTGTCTGGATGGTGGAGACAAGGTGATGACGGATAACAGTCTGCGGACCTACAAGAGCGCTCTGCTGAGGCTGGCACGGGTGGCGGCGGACGATGCGGAGGCGGCGCGGCTGGATGTGGTGCTTTGCAAGGAGAATTTGGAGCGCTTTTATGCGCAGGGGCAGGGCCGCGAGGGCAAGGGGGTGAACTGGGTGAACCGGCTGCCGTGCAATGGCGGGCTGAATTCGACGATTCGGAATGCGCGGGCGCTTTTTAAACCGAAGATGCTGGAGCTGAAGTTTGCGGCTTTGAAGCTGCCGCCGCTGGATGATCTGAAGCGGCTGCCAAAGCTGCCGCAGCAGCGCGGGGGGTTTGTGCCGTGGCCGGCGGGTGTGTATGAGCGGATGGTGGCAGCAGCGGAGGGGCTGCGGGAGTCGGAGCCTGATTTGTGGCTGGTGAATGCGATGCAGCGCTTTTTGGGGCTGCGTAATTGCGAGCTGCTGGCGGCGCGGCGGGAGTGGATCACGATGGGCGAGGACGGCCGGGCCTGGCTGAACATTGATGACCACCGCGGTGATGACCTGGAGGATGATGAGGAGAGTGATTTCGAGGTGGCGAAGCATGGCCGCGCCCGGAGGCTGGAGCTGAATGCGGTGCTGAAAAGTGTGCTGCTGGAGCGGACGGGCTGGCTGGTGGCACCGGAGCTGGCGAGCGATGAGCGGACGGTTTGTGAGGATGCGCGGCATGCGCTGATTTACCGGCGGCATAGCGAGTGGCTGAGGCAGTTTATCCCGGACCGGCGGAAGAGCTGCCACGAGCTGCGCATGTATGCGGGGAGCCTGGTGGCACGCGATCACGGGCTGGAGGCGGCGTGTTATTTCCTGGGCCACACGACGATTGTGACGACGCAGGCGTTTTACTGGGCGTGGATGAAGGAGAGCCCGATGCTGGGAGCGAAGGCGCTGGCGTGAGTCAGTGAGTCAGTGAGTCAGTGATTCACTGATTCACTGATTGGCAGGAGTTGGGCGGCGTGCTCGATGGCGTCGGCGAGGTAGAGATCGTGGCGGGCGGCGTAGGCGGTGAGGCGTGCGTGCGTGGCTTCGCTGACGCGGGGGAGGTTGCGGAGGCGGGGAATTTGGCGCTTGGGCTTGCCGGGGCCGCGTTTGGGCTTGGCTTTGGCGGGTTTGGTGGCAGGCTGGGGCATTGAACTGGGGCCGCGAGGCGTCGGGGATTTCATGGCTTGTCTGTCATGGCGGGCGCGGTGTGAAGACCGCGCCCGCGTTTTTGTTGTGGGGTGGTCGAGGGTTATGAGGCGAGGATTTTCAAGCTGAAGATTCCACGCTGATAGTCCCACACGGAGGCGTCATTGCCGTGCATGGTGGTGATCCAATCCTGTTGGCCGGACTGATAGGCGAGCACTTCACGACGTGAAGCCACGCGGCGCAGGGAACGCCGCGCTTGTTTGAAGCGGCGGGTGATTTGCACGACAACGATGTCTTGACGGGTCATGCCGCGCGCTATGGCGGCGAGGTCTTCGATGTGCTCGATCTCGGGGCAGTGCTGGCGAAGAATGTCTTCGGCGCGGTCAACGGCGACTTCGTGAAGCTGCTCGTGCAGGTAGTCGTTGGAATCGGTTTCTCCGGCTTCGGTGATGGCGGCGCGGATTTGAGCGAGTTTTTCAGGGGAAAGTTTCATAGAAGGAGAAAGGAAAGAGTTTGCCCGCGTGTGGGATGCGCGGCCCCCGTGGGGGTGGTTTTAGGCTTTGAGGGCTTTCATTTGCTCGGCAAGGTGCCAGAGCGCTTTGTTGAGGCTGATATTGCCGTCGATGCCCTTCACGGCGCGGGTGCGAGGCATGCGGGAACCGTCCGCTTTGCGCTTGCCAAAGTCTTTCTGGCCGCCTTTGACGATGTTTTCCTGAATCGTGTTGAAGGTATTCCAAAGGGTGGGCTTGGCGTCTTCGGTGCGCTTGATGGTGAGGAGCTTATCAGCACGGACGGGTGCGGCGGCGAGGTCTTCCCAGCGTGCGAGGGTGGCGGCTTCGGCGAACACCTGGCGCTCGCCTTCGGTGAGCTGCACGGCTTTCATTTCGTCGATGCCGTTCATGAGCTGCGGAATCTCGCGGACGATTTCCACGCTGGCCTCAATGACTTTGGACGGATCGAATCCGGTGTGGATGATGGAGCGGCGGGCAAAGGTGGCATCGCAGACGACGAGGCCATTCAGGCAGTAGGTCCGAAAGATGCCGCAGTGAAGCTGGTAGGCGCTGCTGCGGTCGTGCGCATTGATGAGCACGATCTCGGGGCGCTCGGTGCTGGCGAGCTGCAAGTCGTCACGATGGGCGAAACGGATCATGTGTTTTTGGAAACCTTCGCGGCTTTCGTCGCGGACGTTTTGCTCTTGAACGAGGGTTGGCACCCAGCCCTCGGCCTCCATGCCGTCCAGAATGGAGGCGGTAGGCAGGAAGGAATAGCGCTGGCTGGTGCGGCTGTGGGCGGCATCGGCGAAGATGGACGGGGCGCACTGCATGAGTTGCTGGCGTGTGAGTGCTTGCGTGCCGTGGCCGATGTTGCCAAGGGTGCGGTATTTGCCATCCTGCCAGATGCGGCCGCTGTGGCGGGCGTCGATGGTGGTGGCGCGGGTGACTTGGGGGATGTTGGCGATGATGTTCATGGCGTGATGATGTGTGTCTGTCGTTTGGGTTTGCCGTGGTGAAGCACGGGCCGCCGGGTGGCGACGGGGGGAGTTTTAGCACGGGGAATATTTGCGTGCAAATATTATTTTCGATTTTTTTGAGGCATGAAGAAGGCCGCGCTTTTTGGGCGCGGCCTGGAGGTGGGTGATGAGTGATGAGTGATGAGTGATGAGGGCTATGGCCTCCATCCGGCTTTGCGGGTGATGGCGGCGAAGATGTGATCTAGCTCGTCATCAGCGGCGAGTTTTTGCGCCCAGAAGCGGAGCATGCTTTGCTGCTCGATCGTGAGGCCGAGGGTGAAGGTGGTGACGGCTTCGTTGAGGCGGTTGCTGGTGGGCTCCAAGACGCGTTCCTGGACGCTCTGGGGCAGCACGTCCTGGAGCCAGGCGGCGAGGAGATCGCGCTGCTCTGGTGCGTCGAGGCAGGGCAGGTAGGCGGCGAGGTGGTCATCGCGGATGGGGCGATTGCCGGTGATGTGATGCGAGACCGTGGGGATTGCGATGGATGCAGCCTTGGCGAGATCGCTCTGTGTCCAGTTGTGCATCATGAGGCAATTGGAGAGCATTTTGGCTGCTTTTGGGGTGGTTTCCATGTTAGCAACATGGACGAATTAGCAAAAAAGTAAATTTAAACTTGCGTAGCTCAATGCATATTGCTAAATATTGCGCCATGGAAACGAACACGACGACCGTTTTTGACCTGAATGACCTCGCTGACGCGCGGGCGCGGGCGCTCGCGGAGCTGGAGGAGCAGTGCACGACGTTTGCGAGCACGGCGCCGGAACCCATCGAGCGGGCCGCGCTGGCGGAGCTGGCGGAGGAAATGCGCAATCTGCGTCACCGCTGGCAGGTGAAGGGACTGATCAAGCTGGAGGGCGCGGGCCGCGAGGCTGCGAGGGCGGCGTGAGTGTTTCCTCGCGAATTTCGCGCCTACTGACCGGGGCTGCGAAGGGCTGCGGGGCCCCTGCCTCTTTTTTTGTGCCTGTCACGCGGACTGATGGCGCGGTGATGAGCTGGACGGAGTTTGCTCCGCTTTCGGAGCCTGTTTGACCAGCGGCCCACCCTGCCTCCGCAGGGCGGGCCGCTTTCTTTTTTTTACCATGAATTCGGAATCGACCTCCACATCGACCAAGGGCGGCAGCTTTTGCGGATTTGCCGCCTGCCCTGCCTGCGGTTTTCCTGACCTGCCCGGCATCGAGCCGGAGACGCTGCACCAACTCGTGGGTATCGAGGCCTGCGCCGGCCACCTGCTGCCAGATGGCCGTTTGCCGGTGTATGCGGGCGGCAGGGTCTATCTGATGCCGCAGGAGGCTTGGACGCGCTACAAGACGCTGTGTGCGTCAACAGCGGCGACTGAGCGGGCGATGCAGCAAGCGGCGGCGTGATGCCGCGCCACCTTCTTTTTTCCGATGCCGAAACGTGAAACAACTCCTAATGCTGTCGATGCTCTCTCAAAGGGTGTCTGGACGGCTGCGGAGGTGGCAACGCTGCTGGATGTGCCGCTGGTGCTCGTGGAGCGTTGGTGCCGGCTGCAAATCTTGCCTGCCCGGTGGCGCGGGGATCAGTGGTGGATCGAGGGCCGCGCCCTTTTTCTTTTTTGCCACCGCCGGATCGAGCCGCATTACAAGCCGGAGACCATCGCTGGGCTGTTGGATCGGAGTGTTGAGACGGTGTATTCTTGGATCAAGTCGGGCCGACTGAAGACGATCAAACTGGGCGCGGCGAAGAGTGCGACGGTGCTGGTGGCTGAGTCTGAACTGCGGAGGTGGATGGCTCTATGAAGCGCGGCCGCAAACGCAAGCCGGAGCCGCTGGCGGATGGCGAAGGCCTGATGGGTGAGCTTTTACCGGCTGCCCATCCGGTCGAGATCGAGGCCAAGGCCACGAGGCAGTGCAGCGGTGCACTGCTGCGCAATCGCGAGCCTATCATCTATGCCGAGGTCGTGAAGTGCCTGGCTGCCGGTTTCAGCGTGCGCGAGTTGATGCGAATGTATGGGCTGGGCACGCACACGGTGCTGGCGATCGCGCGCGTGGAGAAATTAAATGTAGCAACGCGGAAGGGGCAGTTGGCAGATGTCATGCTCCTCGGTGCTGAGGAGTTTGCACGTCGCGCTATCGAGCTGGCGGAAAGCTGCGACTCGGCGTTTGAGGCTGCGGGCACCGCGAAGAGCCTAGCGGAGACTGGCAACCTGATGCGAGGCCAAGCTACGCAGATTATCGAAAGCAGGGTGCTCACGGTCGATGCAAACAAGATGGCTGAACAGATGGCTCGCGAGGCTCAGGAAATGGGTTTTGAGCGGCGGGAAAATCTGGCATTGGACGCCGATGCGGCGCGGATCGACCTGGTGGCTGTCCCTGCGGATATTAAATCCGCTGTCATACAGGGAGATTCATCAAAAGGGACACCATTGGAGACACATTCAGACGAATTGGCAGCTTCAGTTTCAATAGGGGAGGGGGGGCTGCCGAGCTGAACTCCTGTGTGTCCATTTAATCCGTTTCCAGAAACAACTTTTATGCCCATTGCCACGCACCAGCCCCGGAAGCATTCCAGCGCAGTTCTGTGCCCGCAAAAAAAAGAAGGGGGGCGGGTGGCTGTCATTGCGATCGCGGCGGCGGGGCGATCCATGAAAACTCGATTTGTTCTTGGTCGGGAACTGGGCAGCGGGCGCATCACTTGTGTGCATCTCACCGGCCGTGGCTGCCAAGCTCGGCAGCTTGCCTTCCCTGCCCTTCTTGACTGCCGGCCTCATGAGGATGGCACCTGCAGCTTTGAGCACGCCACCTCTCCGCTTTTGAGCCTTCAGCTCAACTCTGGCCACGTCCCCAGCAATGGACGCCGCATTCCACACTAACACCAGCACCATGCCCAACGAACACTTCATCGCGCTCGACACCGAGACCGGCGGATTGAACGCCGCCGAATGCGCCCTGCTCTCCATCGCCGCCGTTCCTTCGTGGGATGCGCCGCCGTTCTCCGTTCACATCCTTCCCGTGGGCCGCATGGATGCGTCCGCGTTGAAAGTCAATGGCTACACGCCCGAGTTGTGGGAGCAGGGCGGAGCCATGACACCCAAGAACGCGCTTTTCGAGTTCCAGCGCTGGCTATTCCAAGTGCGGGGCGAGCGCCGCTTTGACATGGCCGCGCACAACGCTGGCTTTGACCTGCTCTTCATGGCTGCCATCCAGCAACGCACGGGGATTGACTTGGAGCTGCCCGGCATCTGGCACTGCACCAAGATACTCATGCAGGAGCACCGAGAGAACGGGCACAGCTACTGGCCGAAAAACTGCAAGCTCGATGACCTTGGCCTTGTATCGGGCTTCTGGAAACAGGAGCCGCGATCTGCTGCGCACGATGCCTTGCAGGACGCCCGATGCTGTGCGCACGGGCTGCAGTGGCTGCGTCATCTCAGCGAAAAAAAGGAGGGCCGGACCGATGGGTGAGAACTCCAACATCGAATGGACGAAGCACACTTTCAACCCTGTGCGCGGCTGCATCCAGTTCGAAGGCGAGTTCGCCACCGTGGGCGGCTTTGTCATCGTGGACATCGGCATGCGGATGCTCACGCCGCGTGAGCTCTACCGCGCCCAAGGCTTCCCAGAAGGCTACATCATCGACCGCGCCACGTTCTACGATCCGGAGACGGGCGAGACGACCACCCGCGCGCTGACGAAGGAAGAGCAAATCCGCATGTGCGGGAACAGCGTGTGCCCGCCGGTGGCCGAGGCGCTGGTGCGAAAAAACTGCCCGGAGATGGCGATTCGCACACCGAGCCGCTGGCAACTACCTGAGAAACAAAGGAGGGCTGCATGACACCGGCCATGCAATCAGCGCTTTTGCGGCGGGGCTGTGAGAGGCTGCGGATGGCGCTCGAGATGTGCACGGATCTGCCGGCGGGGGAGGTGCTGATGGCCCGCCTCAACAACTTCGCTGTCATCAACATGGTGAACCGCGGCCCGATGCTGGCCTTGCCTTGGCGTCCGCAGATGCAGCCGGATCAAAAAATGAAGGCGGCCCACGACGACACTTTTGAACCATGAGCAACCCCGCACACATCATCATTTACGTGGCTGAGCGCCGCGATGACGGCTCGATCTGGCCGATCAACACGCTTGAAGGCGTGCTGTCTGACAGCCCAATCTACACCGGCCGCAAGTCAGCGCAGATTGCGTTGCCTCATCTTGAGGCCGCACTGGCGCGCGTTCGCGCGCAGGCTGCGGTCAACGTCGGCCAGGCCAATGCGGATCACCTGAAACTGCTGCTCACCAACGACGATGCCGCATGAAGCTGACAACGTGGATTTCTTTGAGCGCGCAGCAGATGCGCGTGAGCAAGTCCGCCGTGCGGATGGCGCTGTATCGCGGGCGGATTCCGCGGCCGGAGTGCAGCAAGCTCAACCAGCGCGTGATCGAGGTGCTGGAGCCGCCCTTGCAGTCGGCAGCCGATGCCGGGGCTTGGACTCCACGGAGATCCAAATCACCCAAATCGACCGCGAGTTTGTGCATTGGCTCAATCGCGGCAGCCAAGGCCACGGGCGGATGCTCCGCGCTCATTTCCTGAACTTTTTCACTCTCATTTCACCCACAATCTGATGCACTATTTCACCTGGAATATCGGCGATTATTTGAAGGACACCGGAGGTCTTTCTTTGATCGAACACGGCGCTTACTCGCTGCTTCTACAGTGGGCCTACGCGAACGAAAAACCGCTGCCTTTGGAGCAAGAACGGCTTTTTCGGATCGCCTCGGCTGTCACGAAAGCCGATCAACGGGCGGTAACGGCTGTTTTGGATCAGTTTTTCCAGTGTCAGGACGATGGTTTCCACCATAAACGGGTGATTTCAGAGATTCAGAAGTTTTATCGTCGCTCGGAGGCTGGAACCAAAAACATAGGAAAGCGATACGAAACGCCTACCAAATCGCTACCAAATGACGACGAGGCGGCTACCAAACAGGCTGACAACCATAACGCGCGTAAAACCAATACCTCAGAAACCAGTAACCATCTCTTGGAGGCTGCCGCCTCCGAGTCAGCGCCGGAGCTCGATTCATCCGATGTTCCACCATCCGACTCGCCGAGTGGATGGACCGCGAAAAAAAAGAAGGGGGGCGCGGTGCGTGAACGGAATGCGGTGCTGGATGCGCTGGCGATTGTGGGCGGCGGGGCGTTGGAATCGGTCACGAGGCCGATGTGGGGCGAGGCGGCAAAGGCTTTGAAAGACATCCGGCAGGTTTGCCCGGAGGTGACGGCGGAGCAGATCACGGCGGCGGCGGCGGCGCATCGCGCGGAGTGGCCGAAGGCGAGCTGCAGCCCTTCGTCGCTGGCGAAGCATTGGGCGAAGTTTGGGCCGCAAAAAAAAGAAGGGGGCGGGAATGGCAAAAGTGTGGAGCCAGAATGGAACTGGCGGGATTTTGCGGCGTTCAAGTGCGGGATCGAAGTGGGCTGCCTGGCTTGGCGAGACGTGCTGGAGCGATTGCGAGAGCAGATTCTGGACGCGTGGAAACGCGCCGCGCCGGAGGTGTTGAAACTTTACTCCCAGGAGGTGCCGCGATGAAATACGAAAACTTTTTGGATGCAAAGCGTCATTTGAGCGGAGACGCGGGCTTTGAGCCTGTGTTTTTACCAGATCGCCTGTTTCCGTTTCAACGTGCCCTGGTGGAGTGGGCTGTGCGCAAGGGGCGGGCGGCGTTGTTTGAGGACTGCGGACTGGGAAAGACGTTTCAGCAGCTTGTGTGGGGGCAAAACGTGGTGATGAAGGTGAACCGGCCAGTTTTGTTTTTGACGCCGCTGTCCGTGGGTTTTCAGACGGTGGAGGAGGCGAGGAAATTCGGCCTGTCCGCCGTGATGAGCCGCGATGGCAGGGTGAAGGGTGATCTGGTGGTGACAAACTACCAGCAGCTGCATAAGTTTGACTGGCAGGATTTCGGCGGGGTGGTGTGCGATGAGTCGAGCATCTTGAAAAGTTTCGACGGGCAGATCAAAGCTCAGGTCACGCTGTTCATGCGGAAGATTCCCTTCCGGCTGCTCTGCACGGCGACGGCCGCCCCGAATGATTTCATCGAGATAGGGACATCAAGCGAGGCGCTTGGCGAGCTGGGTTTCATGGATGTGGTGAACCGTTTTTTCAAACAAGACAACGGTGTGAAGTTTGCGGCAACAGACCGGCGACGTTCGGACGGGCGGGCAGATGTGGGATGTTTTGGGAAATATCGTTTTCGCGGCCATGCGGAGCCGATGTTCTGGCGGTGGGTGTGCTCGTGGGCGCGCGCGGTGCGGAAGCCTTCGGACATGGGATTTTCAGACGATGGATATGATCTCCCGAATTTGATCCTGCGCGAGCATGTGGTGAGCGCGATGATGAAACGTGATGATTTTCTATTTGAGATGCCCGCACATGGTTTGCAGGAGCAGCGTGAGGAACGCCGCCGGACGATCCGCGAGCGATGCGAGACGGCTGCCGCCCTGCATGTGGCGCATCCGGGCGCGGGCGTGGCGTGGTGCCATCTGAATGACGAGGGGAAAATGTTGGCGGAGATGATTCCTGGCGCGGTGGAAGTGTGCGGCGACGACAGTGACGAGGCGAAGGAGGAGAAGTTCGCGGCGTTCGCGACGGGGGAATTTAAAAAGCTGGTGACGAAGCCGGTGATCGCGGGATTCGGGCTGAACTGGCAGCATTGCGCTCATCAGACGACGTTTCCGAGCCATAGCTACGAGCAGTTTTACCAGAGTGTGAGGAGGAGCTACCGCTTTGGACAGAAAAGTGATGTGGTGGTGGATGTGGTGGCAAGCGAGGGCGAGGCCGGGGTGCTGGCGAACCTGAACCGCAAGGCGGAGCAATCGCAGCGAATGTTTCAGCGGCTGGTGGAGCTGATGAACGATGAATTGAAAATACGCCGCGTGGAGCGGCACAACCAAAGAACAGAATTACCAACATGGCTATCATAAATCAAAGCATTCAAGAGATGTTCGCGCTGTATCACGGCGACTGTGCGGAGGTGATGCGCGACATGCCTGACGCGAGCGTGGATCTTTCGATCTACTCGCCGCCGTTTTGCGGCCTTTACCAGTATTCGAGTGACGAGCGTGATCTGAGCAACTGTGAGAACTATCAGGAGTTTTTCGAGCATTACAGCTACATCGTCGAGGAAGTGGCCCGGCTGACCAAGCCGGGACGCATCACGGCCGTGCATTGCATGGATGTCCCTGGCACCGGGAACGGGATGACGGCGAAGATGGGCTGCGGCGCGAACGCCGGGACAGGAGTGATTGATTTTCCTGGTGACATCATCCGCCTGCATGAGATGCACGGGTTTCAATTCATGGGGAGACGGGCGATCTGGAAGGAGCCGCTGGGGGTGAGGCTGCGGACAATGGCGAAAGGTCTGGCTCATGCGCAGATCGTGGCGGATTCGACATTGTGCGATGTGGCAGGCGCGGACTATCTCTTGTGGTTTCGCAAGGCTGGCGAGAACGCGGTGCCCGTGGCGCATCCGCACGGACTGCTGAGTTATGCCGGGGAACGGGTGATGCCTGCGGATTTGCAAGCCTATCGTGGATGGAAGGGGAAGCAGACAGAGAATCGTTACTCGCACTGGATATGGCGGCAGTATGCGAGCTGCTTTTGGGATGACATTCGCATTGATCGAGTGCTGCCCTATGAGGCGAGCCGGGAGGTGGACGATGAGCGGCATGTGCATCCGCTGCAACTGGATGTGATCGAGCGAGCATGTGTGCTTTGGAGCAATCCGGGCGACGTGGTGCTGACGCCGTTCATGGGGGTGGGGAGCGAGGTGTATGGCGCGGTGATCAATGGCCGTCGCGGAGTGGGCATCGAGCTCAAAGATGCCTACTACAAGCAGGCTGTGCTGAACGTGCAGGCCGCGGCGGAGCATCGGAATCAGGATTTTTTACTTTGAAACCATGATCTCAGCTGACATCAGCCCGGAGGAACTGCTGGCGCGCATCAACCGGGCGCTGCCGGAGTCGCTGGAGGCGGAGAAGGGGGTGATTTCCTGCTTGTTGCAGTCGCCACAGGAGCGGCTGGCTGATGCACGAATCCAGATTCCGCCGGAGGCGTTTTACCGCGAGCACCTGCGCACGATCTACCTGCTCATGCTGGAGATGGCGGATAAAAGCTTGCCCGTGGGGCCGGTGGAAATCACGCACCTTTTGCGGGAGCGTGATTTGATCGACAAGGTGGGCGGCGCGGCGGAAATCAGCGATCTGTTTGGATTCACGCCGATACCGGCGCACTGGCCGTTTTATGTGCGCATCCTGCGGGAGAAGCTGACCTTGCGCCAGCTCATCGCGGCCAATTTGCGCAGTGCGTGGATGGCTTTCGAGCATGGGAAAGAGCAGGACGATGTGGACGTGGCGCAGGTGGTGAGCGTGTCGCAGGAAATGGTGTTTGCTGTCAACAGTGAGGCAGCCACGGGAGACGGAGGCGTTGAATACCGCGAGTGCATCATGGATGTGTTGGAGTCTGTGGAGCGTCAGCTCAACCATCCGGCGGAAATCCCGGCGGAGCGTGTGCCTTTTGGCTTCACGGATCTGGACCGGCGCGTGTGGGGCTTTGTGCGCGGTCAGTTGGTCATTCTCGCGGCCCGCCCGTCGATGGGTAAGAGTGCGCTCGCCAAGGACATCTACGGCAACGTAGGCCGAGGCGAGGGGCATTACGATGAATGGAACGGCCAGCGCTGGCCCCATCGCGTGGCGAAGCGCGTATGCGTGTTCAATCTCGAAATGACGAATGAGCAAAGCGTCACGCGTGATCTGGTGGGCGGGGCTGGGCTTGATTTACAAGCGACTCGCTACGGCCTGCGGGTGGATCGCGAGTGGCATGAAAAGCTCGGCGCTCGCACGCGTGATCTGGCGCGCAGCAACATCCGCATCTACGACCGCCCCGGCATGAGCATCCAGCGGATGCGCGCCATCTGCCGGCAGCAGAAGCGCAAGCACGGGCTCGACCTGGTGGTGGTGGATTATCTCCAACTTATGAGCAGCGAGACCAAACGCGCCCAGCAGAACCGGGAGCGTGAGATTGCGGAAATCAGCGCGGGCTTGAAGGAGATGGCGAAGGAGCTGGACTGTGTGGTGCTGGCGCTGGCGCAGCTCAATCGCAGCGCCGAAGAGCGGAAGGAGAAAAAGCCGACACTGGCCGACCTGCGCGAATCCGGGACCATCGAGCAAGACGCGGATGTCGTGATGATGCTCATGCGCCCGCACTACTACGACGAGAACCAGCCCAAAGACCTAGCCTTGCTCATCCTGGCGAAGGGTCGCGATGTGGGCATCGGAGAGATTGAGCTCAGTTTTGACGGGCCGCGCACCACGTTCAGCAGCGGCACGCGCAAATTGCTGAGCAACAACGAGGAGCAGCGGGAGCGCCGCTATCAGAGCAAGCCGCAACCGAGCAAACAGTCACGGCGGCAGCAGGCCATCCTCGATGAAGATTTCCCGGATTGAACCGGGCAAACCAAACCACACACACTATGCCAAACAAAATCAGTGCTTACATTGACCTTGCCAAGTTGCAGGGTGCTCACCGTCTGCTCCTCAAGGGCAAAGACTGCATCGTCATAAATCTGGAAGCCTCGCGTGCGAAGGTTTCGGAGCGCAATTCGGAGCGCGTCAACCTCTCGCTGAGCCTCGTGCCCAATCGCGAGGGCAGAGACGAATTTGGGCAGACGCATTGGATCTGCGAGCCGACCACCAAAGACGAGCGCGAAAGTCCGAACCCGCCCAAGTTGCCGATTTTGGGCAATGGGCGGGAGTATGAAGACGGCGGCCAGCGCGCGGCGCGGCCGGCGCCGGGCAAGCCTGTAACATCAACGCAGCCCGAGAGCGTGGCCGAAGGTTTGGAAGACGATGAGATTCCATTTTGAAGCCATGAACACCCAAGGTCAGGCGCGGCCCGAAGGGCCGTTGCCTGAACCGCCTTGTTCGCCTTCTTGATTTTATGGCCGACTTCGACACCAGATTCAAAAGCAACACCGTAGAATGGGCTACGCCGCCCGAGGTGTATGACCCGCTCAACCGTGAGTTCGGGTTCACGCTCGATGTGGCGGCAACGCCCGAGAATGCCAAGTGTCCGCGCTACTACACCCGCGAAGATGACGGGCTGGCGCAACCGTGGGACGGTGTGTGCTGGATGAATCCACCCTACGGGAAAGATGTCCCGAAGTGGCTCGCCCGTGCGTTGGATGAGAGCAAGCGCGGGGTGACAACCGTGTGTCTGATTCCGGCTCGAACGAATACCAAGTGGTTCCATGACTTGTGCCTGTCCGTGGCGGAAGTCCGCTTCGTGAAGGGACGCCCTAAGTTTGGGGACGCCGATCATGGTCTGCCTCTGTGAGTAAACCCGAAATCAGAAAGGTTACTGATGAAACTCGATGAAATGCTGGAACAAGTGCGCGTGACCTGCCGCATGCGTCGGTTGTCGCGACACACGGAAAACACGTATGCTGGCTGGATCGCTCGCGTTGCCCGGCATGTGAGGATGTGTGGGCAGCTTTCACGCGAGGAGCGGGTGAGGAGTTACCTGGAGAAACTGGCTCCGAGGTGCGCGGCATCGACTCAAAATCAGGCGTTTGAGATGGAAACGGGAAGGAGGGCGGCGTGATCTGGATGCGTGACATCACTGCGCGTTATCCGCGGGCGCTGGAGGCGCATTCGCGCATCGCGCCGCTGGATGCGGAGAGGGTGGAGGCGTTGATCGCGGCGGAGGATGCGGCGGGGCTGGAGACGCTGGCGCAGTCGCGGGTGCGGGAACTGTGGCTGGACGATCAGTTTGTGAAGGCGGGCACAGAGCGGGCGCTGGAGCCGCATCCACGCCTGGCGCTGCTGCCGCTGGAAGTGATGTGGAGCATGGCGCAATCGCCGGAGCGCGTGGCGAAGTTGCTGGCGTGGGGCGCGTCGCGGCATGAGGAGATCGAGCTGGAGGCGGGCGACCGCTACCGCTACGGCTGGCGCGGCGATCCGGGGCGCAGTCGCGAACTGGGCGGAGGCTGGAAGCGGGCGGTGGAGGCGATCGCGGCCGTGAAGAAGGCGAATCCGCGCTCGATTCCGAAGATCCTCTGCATGGGTGGCAATGGTTCATCGAAGTCGGAGTTTGCGGCGTGGTATGCGATGAAGCTGATGGTGGAAAAGCCGCGTGCGCAGGTGGCGGTGCTGTGTCCCTCGCAAACGCAGGCGCGGAAGGTGCTGATGGAGCGTTTGTTTGACAATCTGCCGGCGGAGTGGCGGCCGGCGGAGACGGGCAAGGCGAAAAGCGGCATCACGGGGAACATTTCCTACACGCGGAAGATGGGCTTCACGGAGAATATGTTTCTGCTGCCGAATGGGAGCCGGTGCACGTTTTACTTCTACCTGGAGGGCGACCCCAAAAGCATCGAGGGCGACCAGCTCGACCTGGTGATCGCGGATGAAGAGGTGCCGGCGGAGTGGCTGGAGGCCTGCGAGTTCCGACTGGCGCGAACGGCGGGCACGCTGATGGCGATGTTCACGCCGATCAGCGGCTACATCCCGGCGGTGACGTGGTTTCGCGGCGGGGCGCGAGTCATCGAGCAGCGCGAGGCTCCGCTGCTGAAGAACGTGGTGAGCGTGCAGCGCGACGAACGCGGTGAGCTGAAAGAGACGCGCTTTGAGATGGCGGCCTGGCATGAGAGTCCGCCGGGAACGATCCGCGAGGAGCCGGTGATGATGCCGCTGCTGGAATACGGCGCCGATCCGACGAAGCGCGTGATTTATTTCTGGACGCAGGATTGCTGCTATCCGGCGTTTGGTTACGAGACGCTATCCGAGCTGCTGCGCAGCAAGCGGGCCACGGTGGCGATGGTGAAGACGCGGGCCTATGGCTGGCCTTCCAAGGTGCGTGATGCACGCTTTCCGATTCTGGATGAGAAGGTGCATGCGATCGCGCCCGCGGCAGCGAGGGCCGGGGAGATTCCGAAGGATGCGACGTGGTATATGTTCCTCGATCCGGCGGAGGGTCGTAACCACGTCATGCAGTGGTATGCGAAGACGCGGGACGGGCGGGAAATCCTGGCGCGGGAATGGCCGCAGCAGGATGACTTCATTCCGGGCTTTGGCCTGGTGGGGCCGTGGGCGGTGGATGCCACGCGCGGCAAGGCGCTGGATGGCGTGCCTGGACCGGCGCAGCAGCCGATGAACCTGACGCCTGCGCAGTATGTGGCGGAGATGGATCGCGTGGAGGCGGAGCTGGGGAAGGATTACACGCACGAAGGCCAGCCGATCCACGTCACGCGCCGCATCATGGACTCGCGCGGCGGGGACAAGATGGTGGCGGGGCGCAGTTACTTCACGGAATTTGCGGCGCTGAAGAATGCCGCCGGACGGCATTGCGTGTTTGAGGATGCGAGCGGCAAGGAACTGAACCCGCGCAGCAGCAATCCGGACGCGGTGTGTGGTGTGAGCCTCATTGACGGCGCGCTGGGCTACGACACGCAAAAGCCGGTGGGACCGAGCAATCATCCGCGCCTGATGGTGGTGTATGCGCCGCCGGATGTGGACGCGGGCGAGGAGGTGCCGCACGGCTGCGCGAACTCCTGGGACAGCCTGAAGCACTGGACGGGTGCCGATGGTCTCAAAGGAGCGCGGAAAGATTTCATTGACCTGTTCCACTACGCGCAGCGCGAGGAGATGGAGTGGGAGGATACCACGCCGAGGCCGCTGACAGGCATGACTTTTGGAACCAAACTATGAGCACCCTGACACCTCAAGAACCGCTGTTGACTTCTGGCGAAGTCAAACGCAAAATTGCAGCCTGCATCGGAGGCACGGGCATCGGTCCATTCAGGAAGTGGACGCGGTGTGACCCGCCGGTGCTGCCCCGGCAGTATCTTCCCGAATACAAGCAGCCGAGGTATCGCCTCTCCGATGTGAACGCGGCCTGCGCCTGCTTGAACCCTTCACCGAAAGCAACCGTATGAGCGACCGTGATCCGAAACGAATGGCAAAGCTGGAGCCGCGTGAGAAGCCAGACCCGAAGTGCATGCTGGCGGAAATCCGGGCGTCCATCCTGGCGGCGCAGAGCCACGGGCTCCAGTCAAAACTGGAGATCGCCCACAAGGTCATGCACTGCCTGTGGAGCGGGCAGAATGTGGACGGCACGAAGAACAGCCCCTGGCCGAATGCGATTGATTCGCGGGTGCGGGAGGCGTCGAAAATCATTGATGACACGGTGCGGCTGATGATGCGCAGCGTGCGCAGCGGCGTGGTGAGCATCGGCCCCGAGGAGATTGACGACACGGTGAAGGCACAGATGTGGAACCGGGTTCTGCGGAAATTCCAGCACAAGGCGAAGCGTCCGATCAATGCGGCGTTGAAGTTGTTTTTCCAGTGCGTGCAGGCGCTGGGGTATGGAGTCTTGCATGTGGACTGGCGGGCGCGGCGGCAGCTGGTGCCGACGAAGATCACGGCGGATGATGTGCGCCGTTTCCTCTACCATCTCAACGCCACGGAGATGCTGGCTGCCAATGCGGCAGATGAGATGCTGCCGCCGGGGGAACAAAGCCTGCCGCAGGAGATGGAGGAGCTTTTGACGGAGCAGGTGGCTTTGACAGTGGAGGCGATGCTATTGGGAGAGGACAAGGAGGGCTTGATCGAGGTGCTTCAGCAAATGGACGCCGACATGCCGCCGAGCGAGGCCAAGGTGGCCGCAAAAGAGCTGAGCAAGAAGGGCGAGGCGGTCTATTACACGCCGCGATCGACGGGCGGCATGCCCGCGATCAGCGCGAAGGTGCCGATGGTGAACTGCGTGCATGGCATGGACATGACGGGCACCAGTTGCGAGACCTGGATAGGGCTGCCGGAAAGGCTGAGCGAGGCCGGGCTGCGAGAGCGGGCGGCGCTGAACGGCTGGAAGGTGGATTTGGAAGAGCTGTTGAAGCATCCGAACGAGGGCTTGGCGGAGCTCGAGACGATGAGCGGGTTGACGAATTGGGACTGGCTGCTGAATGGCGTGGGAATGGGCCTGCAAACGACGCGCGACCCGGATGCGCCGTGGTTTGAGGTGGTGACGCTTTACCGCGTGGCCTGCAATGAGGCGGGCGTGCCGGCGGTGTATGAGAGCGAGATTTTCCCGGCGCTGCCGGAGGTGCTGCTGAGTCATGAGGTGCTGCCCATCATGCGGGACGGCGAGGCCGCGATGCCGTTTGTGGTGATGGCGCGGAAGCCGGTGCTGCTGGCGGTGCAATCGACCGGCATGGCGCAGGAGTTGCTGACGGATCAAATGGGGATGAAGCGGATCATTGACGGCAGCATGGCGGCTGCGGAGCTGGCAGCCTATCCGCCGACGCTGCGCACGAAGGACGATGATCAAATCGTGATGCCGGGCAGCACGCTCGTTCACCTCGGGCGCAACACGGGCACGGCGGGAGCGCAGTCGCGTTTTGTGGAGACGCCGGGCGTGGATGCCGGGGCGTTGAAGTTTCTCGAAATGATCAAGGCCGAGGTGCGGGAGCGGTATCATCGCGGCCAGACGGATCCCGATCTGCGGCAGGCGTATGAAGAGGATCTGGGGCAGGAGGCAGTGATGGCCTACACGGAGGTGATCGCGCTGATCTGGGCGCATGTGCAGGCGTATGTGGATGAGGTCACGGCGTCGCGGATCGCGGGCAAGGCGGTGAGCTTGAGGGCCACGAAGGACGATCTGATGGGCACGGCGGACATCGAGGTGGACTTTTCCGCCACGTCCCTGAACCGCGAGCGTGCCAAGGAGTTCAGCGAGGTGGGCAAGACGCTGCTGCAGCTTGGCAGCCGGAACGTGGATGTGGATGCGCTGGCGGAGACGATGGCCCGTGCCTACGACATGCCACTGGCGGAACGCATCATCATCCCCGGCGAGCAGGGTGCCGCGACGGCGCTGAATGACGAGCGGCAGGCCATTCTGGAAATGCAGGGCGGCTTCGAGGTGAGCGGGAGGCAGAACATGCCAGAAACGCGCTTGATGGCCTATGACGACTGGCTGCGGAATCCTGCCAATGTCGATCGCTGCGTGTATGATCCGGGCCTGCTGGAGCTGGTGGTGCTGCGCATGCAAGGGCTGGAGATGCAGCAGCAGCAGCACAGCGAGAACGTGCTGACCGGCCAGACCGGGCAAAAGCCGCCGGAGTGGCAGCAGCAACAGAAACGCAGCGAGCGCCTGCTGCTCCTGGTGGAGCAGCGCAGGCAGCAGTTGCAGTCATCAACCCCAGCCTGATTCATGAGCAAGAAAGCACCTCCCCCACAAGACGCCCGGCAGGCGATCATTGACGGCACCGCGCCGCGAGCGGTGCAGCCGGACTTTATCTGCATCACGGAGCGGCACGGCAGGCGACATCTGCGACTGGCTGCCATCACGCAGATGGTTCACGATTCTGGCCAGGTGGGCGGGCCGTGGTTTGTGCGCTGCGACGGGCAGCAGCTCCCGGTGAGCGAGGAAAACTTTCGGCTGATCGCGGGCTTGTTGGGCTTGAGCATCGGGGAGGTAAAGTCATGAGCTGGCGTTCCCTTTTCCGGCGGAAGCCGGTGGTGATTGATGTGGAGTCGTTTGGCCCGCGGCTGCCATTCGTGGAGCTGGAAAGCCTGCTGAAGGCCAGCCCGGAGGTGGTGCGGGCGATGCAGCAGGTCTGCGTGTTTCGCCGGGAGCAGTGCCAGCGAGCGGTGGAGGACAAGAGCAACACGTTGCACGGCCAGACGGCGTTTGAGGCCGGGGCTGCCGCAGGCATGACCGATTTGCTGGCGACGCTGGATGGCATCCGCCAGGGGAAGGCGGATGGGCCGCTGAGGGCGTGGTTTAAGTGAAAGGGCCGCCGGAGGGGAATGACGAAACCAGAATGAGGAATGAGGAATGACTTTATTGACCTGAGTGACCCTGTGACAGGGCTGTGGTCGGTGGTTTTTGGGTAAGGGGCAGGGGCTGGTTTGGTGTGGCGCGGGCGGGGATGGTGGACTGATGGCGGAGCCATGTCCTGAACCAAACGGGACGAAACGGGACGAAACGGGACCAAGCGGAACCTGCAGGCTGTGGGCAGTGATTCTGTGCGGGGGTTGAATGCGGGCATGGCTGCCCCTACTCAATCCGCTGCCCCTGCCGCAGCAGATGCTGCGAAGCCCGCCGGTTCTGGCGCTTCGCAGGCATCGACGACGACACCCACCGCGAAGCCTTCATTGGCGTCCTTGCCTCCCACGGCTGCTTTTGACGTGGAAGACATGCTGGCTGATGCAGCGCCTGACGCGCCGGAAGCGGAGTCAAAACCCGATGAACCGAACAGCGATGAAGATGCCAACCCGGATGCCGATGAGGCGAAGGGAGACGCCGCAGAAGCCAAGCCCGATGATGAAGGCAAGGCTGCCGAGGAGCACGAGCATGAGGAGCCTGAAGTGGTGGAGGATCAAGACGGCAAACGTCTTGTTTCGGCCAAACACCTCGAGCGGGCGCTGAAGCAGCGTGCCACCGCCAAGACCGCCGAGCGTGAAGCTCTGGCGCGTGCCGAGGCCGCCGAGAAACAAGCGGCGGAGCTCAAGGCCCAGATCGAAGTGAGCACGGAACCCCGTGCCGCCACTGCCACGCCCCTGTCCTACCTGACGCGGGATTTGCAGGTGGATCTGGAGAATGCCGAGCACCTGGAAAGCTTGGAGGCGCATGCGCGTAGCTGGCAGGCATGGTGCCGCCGTCATCCGACAGGCGGGACGCCGTCAAAGGACGGTGAGGAATGGACGCCGGAGCAGGTGGTGAATCAACTGGAGTGGGCCGAGCAGGTGCTCGAAGCGCTCCCGAAACACCGCGAGTTCAAAGCCGGTTTCCAGACAGAACGTGCCAAGGTGAAAGCGGAGCTGCCGAGACTGTTCCAAGCGGGAACGGAGGAACAGAGGGCCTTTGCGGCCGAGCAGCGGCGCGTCCTGAACGCGGCAAGCGCGAAGGATCAGGACACCATCATCGCCCGCCAGGTGCTGACGAGGGACATCCCTCTGGCTGAACTGGCGAAGCTGGCTGAACGGTTCCGGGAGGAGCGCGATGGTGTCGCGTCCTATGCCCGCGTGCCGAAGAAGTCTGCAACCGGAGGCGCTGCTGCCCCGGACAAACCGAAACCGAAGCTGACTCTGGTGACGACGCGCCCTGTGGGTGCGGTGAAGCCGGCGGCGGAAGGTTCCCGCAAGACGCTGGCCGAAAGGCTGGCCGCTGGTCCGCAGGACGTGGAGGCCCTGTTCGACGTGGCGTGAGTTCATTCATGCCCTCCTGTTTCAACCCTTTTTCCAATAGACCTATTTTATGAGCGCAGCCTCTACCACTGACACATCTGCCACCCATACCGAACGCCAAGTGCTTTCGGGCTTTCAGACCCTCATCGCGATGAAGACTCCTCTTCGCGCGAAGATCAAAACCGGCCCCAAGCCGCTGACGACGACTCCTGAATGGGAGTGCCGCACCTACCACGACCCGAGCACCTCTGGCTACATCGAGGGCCAGATTCCCGCCGTGGCGGACGCCCAGAACAACCTCGACACGAAGACCATGCTGAAGGGGCGCTTCATCAAGCAGCTCCGCCATGTGGCGGTGACGAAGGAAATGAAGCTGATGGGCAACCAATACAACGAGAACGATCCGCTCGGCGCGAACATCAAGCAGGCGACGGAAGAGCTTTACGTGGACGTGGAGGCTACCATCGCCTCTGATGATGAGGCGGTGGTTCCTGCCTCCGGCACCACGGCGAGCGAGACACGCTCCCTCTTCCGCTGGCTCTCGAATGCGGACGCCCGCATGACGGAGACGACCACCCGCCCCACTGCCGCCTACCGCACGCCTGCCGCGCACATCGTGGTGAGCAAGGCCACCGCGGCGGACATCACGGAGGTGGATGTGCGCGGCCTCATCACCCAGGTGGCGAAGAGCCGCAAGGATGACGGTCTGCGTTTCCTCGGTGTATGCACGCCTGAGATGCGGGATCGCTTTGACGACTTCAGCCGCACGGGCACCGGGGAGACCACGGACACGCGGGAGGACCAGATGGTGTATCGCTTTGCGCAGCAGCAGGGCACGGTGAACCGTGAGATCACGCTCTACAAGTCCAGCAATGGCCGCATCGAGCTGATGACCTGCCACCGCCTGCACAGCACGGTGCACTTTGGCCTGCTGACTCCGGACCACCTGGAGCTGGGCTATGCGCAGGGCGTGATGGTGAACCCGGAGTCGAGTCCTTCGGCTCAGGTGAACCACCGTGAGATCGACGTGATCTACGTGCTGATGCCGCGCTGCCTGAACAGCCACGGCAAGATCATCACGGGCGCGACGGCCTGATTTCATCGTTGGTGCCAGGAACCCTCTGCTTCTGTGACCCATGCTCTTCGAGACCACCCACGGCCCTGCGGATGTCATCAATGCCTACACCGAGCTCTTCGGTGACGGGCGGGTGATGGACGCGATGCGGCGGCTGCTGACGAAGGAAGAGAAGGAGCAGGAGCAGAGGGAGCGCCGCGAAATCCGCCGTCTGGCCTGGAAGGTGAAGCGGCATAAAATCCGCCGCTATTTCATGGGAGACCTGGGCATCGTGCCGGAGTGCGAGGTGCCGGATTTCCATTATCACCGCTATGCCGGGGCCTTTGAGATGAAGGCGCGGGAGTGCGGCATGGAACTGCCACAGAAGGGCTATGAGTGCTGGCAGGATGAGGACTTTCTGGCGTGGTATCGGCGGAAATACCCGGAGCTGTTCTATGACGAGGCTCCGCGCAACGCCCGCATTTTGGTGAACGAACACGGCCACCTGCCGCTGGTGGCTGCTGCCTGACGATCATGCGCACACCCCTGCCATTCCGCACCGTGTTTGAGACCGCCTGCCTGGTGGCCTCCGGGGTGGTGCCTGCGACGGGCGGCGAGGCGGAGAGGCTGGCGCTGATCGACTTCAACCGTAGCTACGCCGTGGGCTATGGGGAGGGTGGCGCGGATGGCTGGACGGATGCCCGCACGGGCGCGACGGTGACGCCGGTGGACCGGCTGATCTCGTTCGCGAGCATCGGGGACGGGCGTTTGTTTGAGGTCTTCGATGCCGATCCACGCGGGAATGACAACGCGGTGGAACTGGCTTTCACGGAGAATCAAGCTGGCATCCTGCTGAATGAGGCGGCTTCGACGGTGTGGATGACGTGGGTGCCGGAGACGGTGAAGTTCAGCAATGCGAGCTGGCTGACGGCCACGACCTACGCGGTGGGGGATGCGCGGGTGAACCCCGCCACGGGCCACTGCTACCGCTGCCTCACGGCGCACACAAGCGGCACCTTTGCCACGGATTTAGCAGCGAACAAGTGGCTGCTGATCCCGGTCCTGGCGGTGCTCGAGGAGTTCCTCTACGCGCATGTCCAAGGATGCCACCTGCTGCGCACCGGGCAGGAGCAGACTGGCTTTGGCATGCAGCAAAAGGCCATCGATGCCCTCGCGGTGGTGGCAGGCAAAGAGATCAAAAACCGACTTCAAACCTAACTTTTTATGCCAAAGCTCACTGTAACCACCTCCCCCACGCCTGTGCCTGAAAAGGTCGGGCGCAAGCAGCTCTTTGTCCGCGCCTATGGCGATGTGCGTTTCGCTTGGCGCAGTGATGTGACGTTTTCCACGGCAGGCACGCAGGGCGTGCTGCTGAAGGAGGCGGACGGCATCATGGCGCTCGGCGGCCGGGAGCTGGATTTGAGCGCGGAGCTTTATTTCATCGCGGGATCGGGAACCGTTGACCTGGAATGGGAGGAAAAGGCATGAGCGCGATCGCGTTTTCCAAGCCTTCCAGCGGCGGCAGTTTCGGCGACCTTGGCGGATCGCCGGGGGATAATGCCGCGCTGGCGGCGGCGTTGGCGCTTAAGTTTGACAGTTCTTCCGTTCCAATTTTAAACGGCGTGAATGTCATGCAATACGGCGCTACGGGAACCGCCCGAAAAGTGACGGATGGCGTCATTAACGGCACAACAACATTCACCAGCGCCACGGCGGCCTTTACTGCGGCGGACGTTGGAAAAAGCATTTGGGGCGTGGAGGTGGCAACCGGGCTGGCGAGGCTGCCGGTGCGAACAATTACAAGCGTGACCAATTCCACCACGGTTGTATTTAGCGGCACATCATCAGGCATTGGTTCTTATTCAGGTTTGCAAGTGGTGATCGGAACGGATGACAGCACGGCGATTTTGAACGCCTTCACTGCTGCTTTTGCGACCACGCCAGCTAAATCGCTGCATCTTCCTGCCGGGGGCTATGTTATTAGCGAACGACTTTTTAACATGGCTGGCGGCAGCGGTATTAAGGGCTGCATGATTTTTGGCGATGGCAGTCGTAGCACGTTCCTCTATCCGTCTCCCTCGTTCAATGTGGCGGGCGTCTCTGCGGGGCAGGGGCTTATCGCTCATTTGGATGGAGCCACGAAGCACGGCGGGTTGAGCGGGATGACCATCGACGGCAGCTACTACAACTTTGCCGCAACCGGGAATTACGTTCTCTGCGACCTTGGCGCGGCCAATCTTTACCAAGACGTGAAACTCCAATTCTTCAAGGGGGTGAACACGGGACTGCTGTGCAGTGGCAGTTTCACCCTGCTGAAGGGCTGCAGTTTCGAGGGCTTTAATTACAACGCGCTTTCAATCGTCGAGGGGCATACTCATGCTCAAGATTGTTACTGTGGGAACGCGGGCAACTACAGCCTCTACATCGCCTCCATTGCCGGAGAATCGAACGGAGGCGCTCGCGTGACATGGGTGGGTGGGACTGTCGATGAATCAACGTCCGGCGGTCTGGATGTAAACACCGCAAGCACGGATATTGTTTTCCTCGGTGCCATCTTGTTTGGCCCACCGGGCCAGTATGCGGCGCGAATCGGCAATGCCTGCAAGGTCCGCTTCATTGGCTGTCAAATTGTCCCGTTTGGTACGGGTAATCGCGGTGGCCTCAAAGTGCTATCTGGCGGCACGGCATGGCTTGTGGGCTGCCGTGTGGCAGGCAGCGGCACATTGTATGCAATGGATAACGCCGGAACGGTTTATGATGGCGGCGGTAATGTGATCGGGTCCATTACGGGCAGTAATTCGCTGACTTGGATGGATTATGACCGTCTGCCCACAAGCGATCCTGTCAACAAGGGCGTGCTTTGGCGCTCGGGTACAGCCCTTCAAATTTCAGCAGGTTAAATATGCTGATGCAAACCACCGCTCCGCAATGAAACAATGCCGTATAATGAACTGGATAACCTCGACCCACAATGGCTGCGCTGCCTTTTTGAGAAGGCTCCCGTGCCGTTGGCCGTTGTTGCTCCTAACCATCGTTTCTTGCGATGCAATGACGCATATTGCAAGCTCTTGGGCTATGCCAGGGCAGAACTTCTTGCCCGAACCTGGAAGAGCATCACGCACCAAGACGACATTGACGGCTATGCAGCCGGTGCGGGAGAACTCAA